AACGTTGACTCCTGAATCCGAAAAAGTCGAATTGGCAGATCTCCAAAAAACCAAGACGGCCGAAATACAAACGTTGACTCCTGAATCCGAAAAAGTCGAATTGGCAGATCTAAAAAAACGCGTAGGTGGCAATGGAAAAGACGATGAAATGGAAGAAGAAGACGAGTTGGATCTCAAAGAAAGCGCATTTGCGGATGAAGAAAATGGATTTATTGGAACCCTCGTAGGAAAACGCGGTATGACGACGGTGATGAATTTCACGGATCATTCGAGGAAAAAGCCACCCGAAATATTTGGATTCTCGTATAAACCCGCCGTCTTGGAAAAATATGGCCGCATTTTTAGTCCAGCGGTCTTGCCAAAGTATAGTTCCAAGATTTCTTCTATATGTGATACTATTATGAAATCCAAAGGAATCGTCATTGTTTATACACAATATATCGAAGGAGGAATTGTACCTTTTGCACTCGCCTTGGAAGAACTCGGTTTCACAAGGTTCGGAGCAGCATCTTATACAAAATCACTTTTTCAAAAGCCGCCAACAGAGCCCATCGATTCCATCACCATGAAGCCCCTCGCCAGGGGTGAAAAGGGGTCCGGAAACTTCGCCAAATATGCCATTATTACGGGTGACAAATCGTTTTCGCCAAACAATGCCAAAGATTTGAAATATATTACCAATCCGGATAATAAAAATGGCGAAAAAATAAAAGTGGTCCTTATTTCCAAGGCGGCATCGGAAGGTCTCGATTTCAAAAACATTCGTCAAGTCCATATATTGGATCCTTGGTATAATATGAATCGAATTGAACAAATTCTTGGAAGAGGCGTCCGAAATTTGAGTCATTGTGCACTCCCTTTTCCTTTGCGCAATGTAGAACTATATCTGCATTCCACTGTATTGCCAAAAACACCCACGGACGAGGCTGCGGATTTGTATGTATATCGTTTAGCGGAACGCAAGGCGGTTCTCATTGGAAAAGTCACGCGTCTCTTGAAAGAAATTGCGGTGGATTGTCAACTGAATATTGGACAATTGAACATGACAGTTGCCAAGCTGGCCGAAATTGCGGCGAATGAAGTCACTACACTGACTTTATCTACAGAAGAAAAACAGATTGAATATCGAATCGGCGATAAACCGTTTACCGATATTTGTGATTATATGGAAAACTGTAGCTTTCAATGTTCGCCCAATATTCGCGTTGCTGCTAATAAAACCATCATGGATACATATAACAATGACTTTGTCAAAATGAACCAAGAACAGATTTCGCGGCGTATTCGCGATTTATTCAAAGAACAGCCGTTTTATAAAAGACGAATCTTGGTAAATGGCATCAATGTTGTCAAAGAATATCCACTGGAACAGATTTATTATGTATTGACGGAGTTTGTCCGTAATAAAAACGAGTATTTGACGGATCGATATGGACGCCTAGGCCATTTGGTAAACAAGGGTGAAATATATGCTTTTCAACCTACCGAGATTGGAGATACAAATAGTTCCATCTTGGAAAGAACGGTTCCTGTAGAGTATAAAAGACAGGGACTTCAAATGGCTTTACCCAAAGAGGTGAAGCGTACAGCCGCAAAAGCGGTTGCTTCACCTGTTTCGGCGATCCCTATGCCTGCTGGTCCAAAGAAATTGAAAAAGGCAGTAGAACAAGAAGAGCCCGCTGGTTTGCCTGTCGATATCGACGATTCTGCCATCGTACAAGAGATGAAACGTAATTTAGAAACCATCAAAATGCGACAATCTTTGAAAAGTGGAGAAAAAAACTGGTACAAACATGCCAGTCTTGTAGTCGACGAGCTCAAAGAGTTGCACGGTATGTCCGATGACGAGATTGATAGATTTATCATTCAACACAACATTGATATGATGCTCTTTGACGAAAAATTCGCCTTGGTAAAATACATGTATGCAAAGGTGAGGTTTGAATCTAAAAAAATGTCCGATGAGATTACCGAGTCTTATGTGGAAGGATTGGCCAAAGATTATTTAGATAAAAAAATAATCACTGCCAATTCCAAGACGGGGATATTATTAACCCGCGATAATGGATATAAAATATATATTCAATCCGCTGCCAATTCAACAACGTGGACGGAAGCCGAGTCGGAGGAGATACGAATGTTTGCCGAATCGGGTGCTCTTGGAAAATTCATTATGAATCCGGCATCCTATCCAAGAATGATATCCTTTATCAACTTGTTCAAAAACCGTGAAATGGTGTTTAAAGTCAAAGATACCGAACAAAAATGGGGGAACAAAGGCGCGCGAGTAGACGATGCGGGAAAGGGCGACATTATAAAGATTGTGAATTTTTTGGTCGGTAACAATGCATATACAGAAGAAAATACGACGACAATTCTAAAAATAGGTTTATGCGTTGTCTTGGAAATGTTGGCTCGACGAAAGATGGAAAAAAAGGCGGACAACAAGACGTGGTTTTTAGATCCGGAACAGACGGTTATCAACAAGGTGACTGAATATACGAAAAAATAGACGAGACTTGTATCAACGGTAAAAAATTGATTAGTAAAGTATATAAACAAACAGTGTAAAGGCAACAAACATAAGATAATATAATATAATCATACTCTAGAGATGGCACAAGAACGTAAGATATATGGACCCTATATCCGCTCTCTCTTACATATGAAGGTGTCGGTTGAGATGAATGAAATCGGGAAAAACATCAAGGAGAATTTGGAGAAGAAAATCCGCGCCGAAACCGAGGGTAAATGTATAGCCGAGGGGTTTATTAAACCCAATTCGATTTCCGTCATCAGCTACTCGAGCGGGTCTGTCAATCTTGATCGCGTCGATTTCCATGCAACATTTGAATGTATGGTATGTTATCCCGTCGAAGGAATGGATGTTGAATGCCTGTGCAAGACGGTGACCAAGGCAGGGATTCATGCCCAGGTGATTGATGACGAAGGAAATATGCCAATGACGGTGTTTATTGCACGCGATCATCATATCATGGATCATCGTTTCAATGGAATCAAAGAAAATGCGAAAATCACTGCAAAAATCATTGGTATCCGGTTCGAGTTGCATGATCCCTATATTTGTACGATTGGCAAGTATGTGGAGTATGGTAAAAAGGATGGAGCGGCTACAGACAAAAGACCGCGCGTGAAGATTCACGGAAAGCGCGGTGGCGAAGGCGAAGGTGAAGGCGATTTTGCAGATAGTTATGCTACAGACAATATTGGTTTCTCGATCGACGAAGAAGAATAAGACGAAAAGATCGAATAATAGTATTACCAACGTAAAAATATATAGATGGAACTGAGTATATATTTTTATTAGGATAACATGAAAGTGCAACTCACCAGTTATTCACAGGGACCCGCGGGATCGGAATCATCGACTACGATACAAGATCTCGTGGCGTATTGTGCGCGTGTATCAAATCCTGCAAATCAAGAGAATCGCGAAACAAATGAGAAACTCCTACGATATTTGATGGGACATCAGCACTGGTCGCCTTTGGAAATGGTAAGTATATGTTTAGAGATTGAGACTACGCGAGATATTGCGCGACAAATTCTGAGACATCGATCCTTTTCTTTCCAAGAATTTTCACAAAGATATGCCGTGGCAGAGTTGGGAATGGAATGCAAAGAGGCACGTAAACAAGACACGAAGAATCGGCAAAATAGTATCGAGATCGATGTATCCGATGAAACCGACGCCGCTCTTCGAGACAAATGGACTGCACTTCAAAACGAAGTTGCAGAAAAGTCGAAAGATGTTTATCATTGGGCTTTGGAAAATGGCATTGCCAAAGAACAGGCGCGCGCAGTTTTGCCGGAAGGCATGACAGTTTCGCGAATGTATATGAATGGGACATTGAGATCATGGGTTCATTATATCCAATTACGGTCGGGCAATGGTACGCAAAAAGAGCACAGGGAAGTGGCCGTTGCATGTGCGAAAGCGATTGAGCCGATTTTTCCTATGATCATGGAATTTGTCGATAGCTCGTGAAACCATATAAATAGAACCGGCTTACATGATATATAAGCGCTTTTCATTAATAATCAAAAATGGATCCGAGCAAGCTAGAAGCCCTTAAACTGAGAATCGAAAAGATGTCCAAGACCCAACATATTGAGATTTTGAAGATTTTGAAGCAGTTTGACACCATCAAGTTGAACGAAAACAAGAGTGGTATTTATATTAATTTATCGTTTTTGCCCGAAAAGGCAGTGGAACAAATCCAAGAATATATCGTATATATAACGGAACAAGAGGAAACGCTCAATACGGCGGAATATCAAAAAAGCGAGTTTAAGAAATCGTTTTTCGATGAAAAAGGGGATAAAGACAATGGTGCATTATTATATAACAATACTTCGTTGCACGCATAATAATAAAATAAAGAATGTCCACCTATCTACATCAAATTTTTTATAAATATAATAAATTTGATCATATTGGAGAAGCCATTGATGCACTTGGCCAATTTATGTATGTACCGGTGCCGAATAAACCGAGTTTGCTGGTTTCAATAGACAATAATGCAGTTGAACCTTTGATCGAGGAACCGGTCACCGAATTACGCGTCGATGTCGTAAAAGAAAATAGTGTCGTTGTACCAACGCGTGCTTACGCGCAAGAACAGAAAGACCGTCCGTTTATGCCGGCTCAACCCGATACCCTATTTTGGTGTATTTTTATTGCACACTATGAGTACACTGAATATACAATGGTGCGAAATCGTTATCATAATAAAGAAATCGAAGAAAAACAGAGAATCATGGAGGCGATTCGAAAAACGCCGGATATGATCAAGGCGGCGGGAATCAAAATGACCAAAATTAGGGTACAGCAATGTTTATCGGAATTGATGGTGGATCAAAAAACGACGCTACAGACGTGTTTAGTGATGTGCGTTTATTATAAGATTCACATCTTTTTAATCTATAAACACACGTTTTTGGAATGCAACCATCTACAGACTGATGTGCCTGCATTTTTTCTTTATCGAAATGATCGGGGGCAATATAAACTAGATTTGGCACCTGTGACGGCGGAAAAAATTGCCGACTTGCGAAACACACATATTGCATTGGAACATTCGGAAGATAAACCTCTGAAATCTGCGACGTATTTTAAGAAGGAAGAGTTGGAAGAAATGGCGGAAAAGGCTGGACTGAATCTTCCTGTGAAGATTTCAAAGGGGGAGTTGTATGGGCAAGTTGTGGCGGCTTGTGCGTGGGCAACGAAGTGAAGGAACGAAACAAAGGGGAGGAACGAAACGAAGTGAACGAACGTAAGGAACGAAGGAAAGTGACCATAACAATAGAAGGACCAAACGAAACAAGATGAATATAAGAATACCCCCGAAAAATTGAATGCAGATAAAATAATATATGAGTTATCCTATATAGGATAGTAATGTCAACGGGTCAACAGTCTCAAAAGAATAGTGGGGAAAAAAATGTACCCGCTCATGAACATGGTCCAAGACCCGACGCATCCAAAGCTGATTTCGAAACAATGGTTGCGCAGTATTTAGCGAGTAATCCGATTGTGAAAACTGATCGAAAGACGAGTGAGATGGAGGTGCGTTTTGGAACAAACAATCGATTGGCGAAACCGATTTCGAAAATCGATTATGACAATGTGGTCGGCGAATTGTTAGCATCAGGGTTTACCACAACAAATCCAGGAGGGCTGAGTATTTTGCGAATTCAAAATGAATATATTGATCCGCGTACAGGAGAGACCAAGATTTCGAATATTCGCGGTGAAATTGTTGGCGTTGATTTGATACAGGAATACTGCAAGACAAACAGTATCGAAAAGGTCATCAATATGCCATCATCGATTTCGGCCAGTTCAGACAAGATTAAATTTACGCAAAAATCGCCTCCGAGAGTCGGCGATAAGCCCATCAAACCCGTCGATATGTTTGATTTCAATTTCCGTTTGTCTTTCCAGCTGGAACAGGATTTTACAGTGAAATCGAATATTGGTCAGGGTATCATCAACCGGTGGCTCGATTCGAAAAAGTTGTTTCGCTATATTAATCGCGTCCGATTTTACCACCCCCATTTTCCCGTGTTTGCAGACTTGAGTATTGTCAAGGGATCGAAAAAGGTGAATCGCGTCCCTATTCCGGAGGTCACGATACAAAAGGCGGGTGTATTTACGAATCAAGAAACGTACGAGATTGAATTGGAAATCGACAACCGACGTGTCGGACCGGGAACACCCTATAATGATGCAAAAGAATTGTCCAATGTGATTCGCAAATGCATCCGCATTGTGTTGGGGGGGTTGCAAGGAACACACTATCCGATTGCATATAGCGAGCGCGAGAAAGTAATGCAGTCGTATATGGCTCTCGTCCATGGTAAACAATACCAGCAACGACGCGTCTTGCCGCGCGATTTTATTGGTCCTTCGTCCTACACGTTGCAATTGGAAAATATACAACCGACCGAGACATCGGAAGAGGCGAGTTCCATCGTGCCAAATATTCGAAAGAATTATACCGTGACGGACAAGGCCGATGGTGATCGCACATTGATGTTTATTTCTGAAAATGGGCGAATCTATATGATTGATACAAATATGAATGTCATCTTTACCGGGATGATTGCGCCCGATAAAACGCTACATCGTAGTTTGTTGGATGGCGAATATATCCGATATGACAAGGAAAAGCGCGCGCTCAATTTATATGCAGCCTTTGACATTTACTATATTGCAGGAGAAAGTAAACGCGAACTGGGGTTTGTTCCAGTCGAGGAAGACGACGTTCAAAACAACTTCCGTCTCCCTCTTTTGAATGAATATGTCCGAAATCTGAAGCCCATTTCAATCGTCGATGAGAGAGCCGCCGATATACAGTCGGGCAAATCCCCCAACCTGGAAAGGGGCACAAAAGAGGCGACGGAAAAAGCAAAACCATGTGCGGTACAAATACAGTGCAAAACATTTTATTCCGATACAACCGGTAGCACGATTTTCGCAGGTTGTTCCACTATTTTGTCCAACACGGCCGATGGACTCTATCCATATACGACCGATGGGCTCATCTTCACGCCGACAAGTACGGGTGTAGGTAGCAATCGCATCGGCGCTGCAGGACCACTTCATAAGACAACGTGGTCGGAATCGTTCAAGTGGAAACCACCAGCATACAACACGATTGATTTCTTGGTGAGTGTGAAAAAGGACAAGAATGGAAAAGACGAGATACACCATATTTTCCAAGAGGGGAACGATATGACACGGGGGCAATCAGTGATTCAATATAAAACGTTGGTATTGCGATGCGGGTTTGACGAAAGAAAACATGGATATTTGAATCCCATGTTGGACATGATCAACGATCAATTGCCCAGTGTAGGTGACTTGGACAATGAAGATACCTATAAACCTGTCGCATTTCAGCCTACAAACCCCTATGATCCTGATGCCTGTTTGTGTAATATATTATTGAAGGAGGATGGTCAAGGGACAATGGTCATGATGACGGCTGAACATGAATATTTCGAAGAAGACACAATTGTCGAGTTTAGTTATGATGGTACCAAAGAAAAGGGGTGGAAATGGCAGCCGCTTCGGGTGCGCAATGATAAAACGTCGGAATTTCGTTCCAACATGAAAAACTATGGAAATGCGTATCATGTGGCCAACGGTAATTGGCACTCTATCCATAACCCTATTACAGAAGAGATGATTACGACAGGCCAATCCATTCCGGAGACGACGGCAAATGAGGATGTGTATTATAACCGTTCATCGCGTGATACGAGCACAAAAGGTCTGCGCGATTTTCATAACTTGTATGTCAAGAGAAAGCTGATTTTGGGTGTATCGAACCGCGACAATACATTGATAGATTATGCCGTTGGAAAAGCAGGTGATTTGCCAAAATGGTTGGCCGCAAAATTGTCGTTTGTCTTTGGTATCGACGTTTCCAAAGATAATATCGAGAATCACATTGATGGAGCATGCGCACGATTTCTCAATTACCGCAAGAAATACAAGGACATGCCAGGCGCACTTTTCGTTCACGGCAATTCGGGAAACAACATCCGCACAGGGAAGGCGCTGATGAGCGAAAAGGATCGGGAAATTGCCCGCGCCATTTTCGGTAATGGTCCGAAAGATCGCAAAGTATTGGGGGACGGTGTTTATAAACGCTATGGCGTGGGCCAAGACGGATTCAATGTGAGCTCGTGTCAATTTGCCATGCACTATTTCTTTGAAAATCCGACAGTGTTCCACCAATTCTTGCGCAATGTGGCCGAGTGCACTCGTATCGGCGGTTACTATATTGCCACGTGTTATGATGGCAAGACGGTCTTTAAGAAACTCGCGAAAAAGAACCGTGGCGAGGGAATGGTGATTATGCGCGACGAAAAGAAGATTTATGAAATCATCAAACAATACGACCAAACTGGATTCCCCGACGACGAGACATCGCTCGGTTACGCGATTGATGTTTATCAGGAATCGATCAATAAAGTATTCCGCGAATATTTGGTGAATTACGATTATTTGGTCCGCGTTTTCGAGAATTATGGGTTTGTCCCGATAAGCGAAGCCGACGCACGATCGATGCAATTGCCGGGCGCAACGGGTCTATTCGAGACCATGTTTAGTAGCATGGAAAATGAGGTGAAACGAAATCCTTTGCGCAATTCGGACTACGGAATGGCGAGTCAAATGTCGGAAGAGGAAAAACGCATTTCTTATATGAATCGCTATTTTGTCTTTAAAAAGATCCGCAATGTGAATGTAGAAAAGGTGCCGAAATTTGTCGAGACGCCTGCGCAAGACGATGAAGACGAGGCGCAGGCTGTTGAGGAGGAAGAAAAAACGGCCAAGCCCGTCGCACGTAAATTAAAGGGACGGAAAATCGTCCTGGATAAATATTCGCCTATTGACGAGAGTCCGGTGCCGATGGCAGAACCAGTAACACAGCCACCAAAACCACCTGTAGCGCAATTTGGTAAAAAGGTGGTCATTATAAGAAAGCCAAAGAAGGATACATGAACAAGCCAATGATCTTTACAGATTCTCTTCGTACAAGAAAAATGATTTTTGTTGTACAAAGAATATAAAGATATTTTATATTATTATAAAAATGGAAGAAGACGCTACTGTTATTATTCAACGATTTATTGATACTGTTCGCGATTTTGAAGACAAAGTTAACCACGATTTCCGACAATATACGGACAATCCTAGTAGACAATTGTTGAGAACAATTACAGATAAATACCCGCATTTAAAGAGACATGCACATCATTTAACCAAACGTACCAAAAGAATATTAGCCAAGACATACGTGCATGAAATTTTGAAACGGGTCGAATATAGAGATTTTTTTACAAGCGAGGAAAAACAGTTTATTTACAAATACTGCATTAAAAAGATAAAAGGGGTATACAAACACGCTCAAGCATTGAAGACGGGATATTGTAATTTGAAAATTATCAATGGATTTTCCATAGGTAATTTCATTTCAGTATGTATTACGAAAAATACATTGGAATCTAATGAACAATGGATAGAACGTTTGAAGAAAGAACTGAACCACCGATTCCCACATATTTTATTAAAGGATAAAATAATGATTATTTCTTCCAAAAAAAATGACTTGAATGGAAATGCGACTCATTGTAAAGATATGAATGCTGCATGGGGATATTTAAGACGCCCAAACAATTTCAAGATTATATTTCTTTGCAGCAATAATGTGCGCATTCATGATATTTTGGATATGGCATTGGATTTTCAAAATCTAAATGAGGATTTACAAAAGAAGTTGCAAATTCTTCACGATGAAGCGCACAATTCGAATGAAGGTATTCCTGCATTCAGGGATATTATAGAAAATATAATTTTACAACCAAATGTATTGTATTATATACCCATTTCTGCATCCAATCGTACCATTTCTATAATTGATCAAGAAAATCCTTTATGGAAAAAAGAAAATATAGAAAATAATGCTTTGAATTATAGCGAATTTGATAAAACCAAATCAACAGATCCCAATTATTCTTCTTGTAGAAAATCAAGGATGATTGCGTTTGAAGAACTCCACCTAAACCCAAATTGGAGAAACTATGGTATTACAAAAATACCAAAACACATATTCGAATCTATACACGGTGACGTTACAAAATACGAAAAAATGGATTTGAATCAATTGATAAAAACACTTCAATATGAATTGGATCTATTTAAAAAACAAAATATATCGACAGATGAAATCGATATAGCAGAAATTTTCACAAATATAGATGCATATTCTGAACCAATGTTGATTCAAAAAATTAAACTTGTAAATATGGAACGACGTAGAACATTGGAATTTTGTCCGTTTATGAAAAATGACAAGGAAATCGAAGCAGTTAATAATGGATTGAATTGGCTACGATTGAATACAATCTTGGGGGAAGAATTATTTATATCGAATAAACGTGGAATATACATTATGTCAACACCGAATCGTAGATGTATTACAGCCTTTCTAGCTGAAGAAGCCACCAAACAACCATATAGTCCTATTGTTTTGGCAATTCATGGAAACGAAGGCGATAAATATAATTTGTATATTAATGGTCTTTTATTAGGCGTAGATGATATTATGGATACAGGTGAGTTTAATATTAAACTAGACAACCTATTTACATATTTGATTCAAGAAAAATATGATATAAATCGCCCTTTTATTATTATTGGTAATTACTCACCAACAGGCGAATCGCTTACCTTTGTGAATTATACCTATGGGACTATTCGTGTCAATACACGTTTAATTTCGACAAATGCCGAAGAGGATTATCAAGAATCTGCAAGAAGCAATTATATGTGCACAAAATTTGTTGAAATGAATGACGAATGGACAATGCCCGAAAAGTTCCTCATTGGTCCGGATGCCTTTTTGAAAAATGCATTGTCATATGAGGCTGAAAATGACGCACGCATTGATGAAATGGTTACAGTAAATACAGAACGTACAAATGATATTTCAGTATCCTCTATTCATACGGATATTGTTGAAGTGACAGGAGGAATTGTTGCAATTCCTATTAAAATCATAATTGATTGGAGTCATACTAGAGTTAAAGATTTGGAACTTATTATGAAAAAAAGAAAAAGAACACCGGAAGACAAAGCAGAGTTTTTGAATTTGATGAAAGAACTGTGGCGCGATGAAGACAGCGGGTTTGAAATGGTTGATAAAACCGGGAAATTCAACTTTGATATAATGAAAATAAAAGGATTTCGAAGTTATAAAAGAAAAGAAACCGGGCCCAAGCCAGGAGAATGGAAATTCACGAGTTATGATAATCATCATCGAATTGGAACATCATTTATTAATGAAATAAATAGCATTTATATTAACGAATGTGAGCTATTAACTTGTATGGATAATTATATATTGAAGGATGAGAATGGAAATACAAAGGAGAAAAATAATAAATCTATTTGGTGGATTGGGTATAAATTTTGATTTAATCTTCATCATCAACCTCGAGAATCGCGATAATAATAAACCACATATAACTTGTAGCTATATGAAAGGGTGGAATGTTCTAACAATGTAAAATAGATATAAACACAATGCATCTTTATATCTAACCGCGTAGCCAACATGCTACAATTTTTATTGCCCCGACAAAATATTGAACTCTATAAACAAATTGATTGTATTGAATCGACCGAGCCACCCGACGTTGTTATTTCGGAATCGCTTTCACACTATTTGTATGAAATCAAGGGACAAATCCAACATTGTATGCACGAATGGGACATTGTGAAGAAATATACGAATCCATACGAGTACATTCATACAGTTGTTCCAAATACGCGCAAGTGTATATCGAGACACAAACCCCTATCACGATCCTATTTCAAAATGATTGAACTGACATCGTTTTACAAATTGATTGATACATTTCCAGTCAGCTCCATGAGGACGTTTCATTTGGCCGAAGGACCGGGCGGATTTATCGAGGCCCTCTGTAATATGCGCAAGTGTCCAAATGATCGATATATCGGAATGACGATTTTGGACGACAGTCAGGATATGAATATCCCGGCTTGGAAAAAGAGCAAGCATTTTTTAAAGGAACACACAAATGTGGCCATTGAAGTGGGGGCAGATGGAACGGGGAATATTTTATCGCTGGCCAATTTTCAGCATTGTTATGATCACTACGCTTCCTCTATGGATATCATCACAGGTGACGGGGGATTCGATTTCTCGATGGATTTTAATAATCAAGAAATTATGATAGGACCGTTGCTGTTTGGACAGGTCTGTTATGCACTTTGTATGCAAAAACGCGGTGGGTCATTTATTTTGAAAGTCTTTGATAGCTTTATGCAGCATACCATTGATATATTGGCCATTTTGGCGTCTTTTTATTCCAAGGTCTACATTACCAAACCACAAACGAGCCGATATGCCAATTCGGAAAAATACATTGTTTGCAAGGGATTTTTACACGATTCCACGCGCGAGTTTTATCCCTATTTATATAGAGCGTTTGATAAAATGGTGGGACAAATGTCGATTGGTGAAACATGGTGCTTGCGATTTTTGGCACAGACGATTTCGCAACCGTTGATGAATAGTTTGGAAGAATACAATGCTATCTTTGGGCAACAGCAGATTGAGAACATTTATTATACGATTACGCTGATTGAAAATACAGAAAAACACGATAAAATCGAGATGATTATAAAGAGCAATGTGCAGAAATGTATACATTGGTGTACGAAATACTCGGTGCCTTATTATATGTAGTAGGGAACCTACGGTTCCCCTACGACCCCTCCCTTTTAGCTAGGATTTTGGTGAGGGTTTCAAAGAGGATTTCTATTATTCAATCTAAGTAGGGAACCTACGGTTCCCCTACGACCCCTCCCTTTTAGCTAGGATTTTGGTGAGGGTTTCAAAGAGGATTTCTATTATTCAATCTAAGTAGGGAACCTACGGTTCCCCTACGACCCCCTCCCTTTTAGCTAGGATTTTGGTGAGGGTTTCAAAGAGGATTTCTATTATTCAATCTAAGTAGGGAACCTACGGTTCCCCTACGACCCTTCCCTTTTAGCTAGGATTTTGGTGAGGGTTTCAAAAAGGATTTCTATTATTCAATCTAAGTAGGGAACCTACGGTTCCCCTACGACCCCTCCCTAATTTTTGTATTATTCAAACAAATAGTTTGCATACTACTAGGGCTATTCAGGGTTTGTTTATGTAACCATAAACCTCCTGCTCTACTTGGACGCACATGATTTACTGTTTGTCATGGCTCCTGTAACCGGATCAAATTTGGGACTACATATATTTGGATATCCCATCTTGTCTTTCAGCGTATAGACCGAGTCAGAGACGCCATACGCCATTGCATTCGCAACATTGTTACCGTAAGCCTCGCGATATTTGTAACCATTGTTGGTCATGGTATCATATTTCAATCGCGTAATATAAGAACTCGATGTCACTCCGCCCTGTTGAGCAAATTGCGAATTGTTGGGTTTATAATAGACAGGAACATAATTACGCTGAAGTCCGGCAACCATATTTGAAACCAAGACTTGATTTGTCAAGTACGCGGGACTTTGATAGCTATTTCCATCAAAATACTGATATGCTTTTCCTGTGCTTGTGCCAGGTGCATGTCGAATTACTTGACTTGGATAATTTCCCACTGAAAACCCAATCATGTTTTGAAATATATTTGCAGAAACTATGACAACCGGAACAATAGCATAATCAGGTGTACGCCAATTTGTGCTTATCCCATTTGGATATGCATATTGTGCAGAAGATGAGACTGTACTATATGTAAATCTATCGGTTTTAACACACGTTAGTTGTATCTTATTCGAAAGATATGCATAATCAAACTGAATCAAGAACACCTTTGTTTGAGTGGGAATATATAGATAATAATGTTGATTAGCAGCCATTGTATTTTGCAGTACAGCATTCAAGTCATTTACTGTATAATCACCTGCTAGAAGTGTTACTGTGTTATAAGTCAAATCGATCCATTGATATTGAAACGAAGTGTCAAAGGGAAGATTAAATTTTGTACAATGATTTGGAGTATTTGTAGCATATACATTTTGGACAGTGGCTGCATCACCAGGTTTGCCTGATGCATTACCCTGTCTAATGTAATTATATTGATTTTGCAAAAAGGTACGGTTACGGCTTATCATATATTGTGAAGACGATGTGTAGTATGTATCATTATTTTTTGATATATTAAAATTCTTTTTGATGTTTCCACTGCTGCGAACGCGACGACGCGCATTTATTTCCGGACCAAAACATACGCCATTGGTTGTTGTGGCGCTACATGTTCCTGGTGTTTCGTATGTATTATTTGTTAAATTGAAATCCAAGACATTGACTAAACCATGTATCTTATTTGTTACTGCAGAATTCACGATTGATCCTCCTGGCATATCCATTGTACCTAAAATAGTAGAAGAAGGGCGCACATTACAGTCAGATGGATTTATTGATGCAATTTCGCGACGATATATATTTAGTGGTCGCGCTGCAAAGATTTGATTACCTGATACGTTCTTCATGCTATTCTGTTTTAATGTAGTTGTGATTTGAGCAAATGTTTTGCCTTTCCATGAATAATATGCACGTTCATTGTGATTTAACAAAGCAGACATATTAAGGGTCTTCTATAATAAATATATACTATTATTATATTATAGAATGAAACTAAAATTTCCGGTTGTTCCTACATTATATAAAATTGTGATTATTGTCTCGTTGTTGGTGTTTTTTTCCATTTTATTAGTAAATTACTTTATCAAAATACGGGTATTTGAAGGTCTAGATGCTTCGGGATCCACTACATTGTCGACGGATGCATCAGGGTCAAGTGTCGATAAACCAATGACAGATGCATCAGGGTCAAGTGTAGGTAAACCAATGGCAGATTCTTCGGGTAGTACCATTACAGTGGTTCCCAAGCCAAATAGTCAAGTGAAATCGACTACACCCCCTAGTCCTTCTGATTCTTCTGCCAATATTATTACCGATTTACAAATAGCACAAGAGCGTGCCAAAACAGACAAGGCCCAAGCAGACGCTCAAACTGCACAAGCAAAAGCACAAGCTGCACAAACAGAAGCACAATCAATGAGATAATACACAAAGGCGTAAATAGATATTTCTAAACAAAGTAAATAAAATCATATTGATAAGAAGAATAAGATATATACGAATGAATATTGTAGTGAACATTCATCAATTTTCATTACAATCAGTCCATTGTCTAGACACACGACGAAATATTATGATGGAAGGGAATTTCACAAAAATACTTTATTCAGATGATGTTCTTATATCCAATGGTATTTATCTAAAATTTCCACTACAAAAAACACGGGCTATGCCTATGAATATTGTAGATGGGCGTCATATAAGAGATGTTAGGGAAACATCGTCCGTCTCTTTAAAAAATCAAGAACAGAACTCATCAAGATGTATATTTTATTTCAACCCACATACACAAGAAAACCAAATTTTATTTCAACAGCTTTCTTTTATCGAAATGAAATTAATCAATTATTATAAAAAACAAACCAACGTAAATAAATGTTCGGTGTATGGGTTGAAAAATCAATTGTATAGCGGAAATATTAAATATTATCAGGATAACGATTCTGTTGGTGAAAATATGATTTATGTGTTAAAAATCGCAGGGTTTTGGGAAACAAATGATTCAGTCGGAATTACATATAAGTTTTTGCAAACTAAAAGTATTTAGTGATTGCACATCATACTATAAAACCATGTTGATTCCTAAAATCATTCATCAAATATGGATTGGTTCCAAGGCACCGCCGACCAAGATGATGGAAACATGGAAACATAAACATCCTGATTTTGAATACATTCTATGGACGGAACAAGAGTGTTCTCGTCGAGGTATGATCTTTGAATGTCAAGAACAGATAGACACTATTCATGAAATTGTCGGAAAAGCGGATATTATGCGAATCGAGATCTTAAATCGATATGGCGGAGTCTATGTCGACGCAGATTCCATCTGTATTGAACCGCTTGATGATCGATTTATGTCAAAGCGTGCTTTTGCATTTTATGAAAATGAAAATGTGCGAAAAGGCCTTGTTATAAATTGTGCCATGGGGTTTGAACCCGGATATTTGCTCTGTCGTGATATGATGGATTGGATCAAATCCGCCGATTCCGCCAACTATATAAATAAATACAAAGCTTGGTATGCAGTAGGTCCCGGGCTACTTACGCGTTGTTTGAATACAGGCAAGTATCATGATTTTTCCGTGTTTCCAAGCCATTATTTTTTGCCGATTCATTTTACGGGTGCACGATATGATGGTCACAAAAAGGTGTATGCTTACCAAGAATGGGCCAATACAAAAGATTCATATGATACAATTGGCGACATTGCTCTACCTAGTGAGTTTTTGGAACCCATAGTTAAAGTATCGATTTTAATTACGAGCTACAATACCAAGGGTGAGTATATTAAACAATGTTTGGATTCAATCAAACAACAAGTGGGTCATATCGGATTCGAAGTAGTTTGGATCAATGACGGATCTGACGAAGAAAGTACAAAGATCTTAGAAACCTATCTTGATGAATTCCGTCGTGATACACGATTTTGCCAAGTTGTATATGAAAAACTTGCAGAAAATCGCGGTACGGCATATGCTTCAAATAGGGGGATTTCATTGTGTAATCACGATCTCATTTTTCGTATGAATTCAGATGATATTATGGTACCGGATCGCATCGTAAAACAATATGAAT